CGCTCGCTTTATCCCGACGACACCCGGCTCGACGCGCCGGTCTTCTACGCCGACTACGACCAAGACCACTGGCTCGTCGGGCCGTGCCCCGACAACGATTACCCCTTCGAGGGCATCGTCTACCGTCTTCCGGACCTTCTTGGGGAGAGCAACCAGCAGAACTACCTGACCAAGTTCGTGCCCAACATGCTGCTCTATGAATGCCTCAAGGCGCTGGAGCCGTTCATCCGCAACGACTCGCGCATCGCCATCTGGAAGCAGCTCTCGGACGATGAATTCAACAGCGCCAGCGCACAGGATGCCGCCAAGGCCAGCGACCGGGCGCAGATCAGGAATTCGTCATGAACACCTACACCAACGTCTTCGGTGGCGAGAACATCAACCAGTCGAGCCTGAGCTACAAGGCTTACGGCACGACGCTCGTGCCGCTGGCGTCGGATATCCTGCTGCAGTGGCCGTTCGAGGCGCTCGACGGGGCCAACGTCACGGCTGACAAGATCGACGTGATCGCCAACGCCGGCCACACCTTTTCGCTGCCCGATGCGACCTTGGCCAGCAATGGCGAAGACATCCTGTGGAACAACGTCGGCTCCAACGCCTTCACTGTCCTCGACTTCGCCGGCAACACGATCATCACGGTGCAGCCCGGCAAGCAGTGGTTCATCTACCTCACCGACAATTCGACGACGGCCGGCACATGGCACGTCACCCAGCTTGGCGCGGGAACGTCGTCGGCCGATGCGGCGTCGCTCGCCGGCTTCGGCCTGCGCGCCAATCTCACCAAGCTCGACCAGAACCTGCTGACCACGGCGACCGGCGGCAACATCAACCTCACCGCGTCGAGCCGAGCGCAGGTCTTCCGTAACACAGGCGGAACGGTCACCCACACGTTCGATCCGGCGGCATCGCTCGGCAACGGCTGGTTCGCCATCGAGATCAACGCCGGGTCAGGTACGGTCACGCTCGATCCGTCGGGAGCCGAGACCATCGACGGCAACCCGACCAAGGTTCTGAACCCCGGCGAGTCGTGCGTCGTCTACTGCTACGGCACCGGCTTTGCCACCATGGGTTACGGCCGGGCGATCAGCACCAACGTTGCCGGCATATCGATTGATCTGGCCGGCACGGGCGAGCTGATCCTCAACGCGGCGCAGGTCGCGGCGCAGGTTCAGGATTTCACCGGCACGCTGACCGGCGCGCGCACGGTCACCTATGGCACCGGCACTGGTTACTGGTTCGTCTACAATCACACCAACGGCGCGTTCGCGACGACGTTCCGTGGTTCAGGCACCGACCCCGGCGTGATCGTGGCGCAGAACACGTTCTCGATCCTGCGCAGTCAGGCCGGGACGATGAACATCGCCTTCACGGCGACCAGCGGAACAGTGACCAGCATCACGCCGGTAGCGGGTGAGCTGGTCACGTCGCCCAATCCTCTGGTGGCCATCGGCACAGTCGGCCTCGCCAACATGCCGACGCCGCCGCTGACCCCCGGCACCTACGGTACGGCATCCAAGGTGGCGACGGTCACGGTCGACGCCAAGGGTCGCACTGCCAATGTTGTCGAGACGCCGATTGTCATCCTGTCGAGCGCCATCACCGATCTGCAGCAACTGATCCCGCCGGGCGTCATGCTGCCCTACGGTGGCATCACGCTGGGCTCGACGCTGTGGCTGCCGTGCGACGGATCGACCCGACTGAAGGCCGATTACCCCAACCTCTACAGCGCCATCCTGACGACCTACGGGCCGGAGACGACGACGACCTTCACCCTGCCCGACACGCGCGGGCGCGTGCTGGCGGGTGCCGACAATCAGGGTCCGCTGGGCGCGGCCAACCGCCTCACTGCCACCGGTCTGGGCGTCGCCGCCGTGCTGGGCGCGGGTGGCGGCAATCAGAATGATGCAGGCCAAAGCATTGCCGTCAGCGGTTCGTGTTCGGTGTCGGTGTCAGTTTCTGTGTCGGTCGGTGGCGGCGGCACGACCGGAGGGCCTAGCGCGCCGTTTCAATCTATTCAAGACGGCTCGGGTACGGGCGTTGCGACTTCAGGGCATACGCATGACATCAGTTTTGGCAGCACTGGTGGCGGCTCAGGTGGCGGCAGCGGCACCATTTCCGGCAGCGGCGCTACGGTTGCCGTCACCAATGTCCAGCCGACCCTGATCATCCGCCACATCATCAAGACCTGAGCCGGCGATGGCGCAGGCCCCTACTCCGGTCTCGGCCACCCAGCCGCAGCTCATGCTGTCGCAGCCCGGCATCTCGCGCGACGGCACACGGCTGTCGCGGCGCACTCATGTCGATGCCCAGTGGTGCCGCTGGTATCAGGCCAAGCCGCGCAAGATGGGCGGCTATCAGGAGCAGCTTCGCAGCGTCAATGGCATCGTCCGCGCCATCGATGTGTTCAGCAACGACGGCTACAGCTACGTCCATATCGCGACTGGCAACGCCATCCAGCGCTACGCCATTGACAACATGACGGGAGCCACCGCCGGCCTGATCACGCGCACCCCGGTCGGCTACATTCCGGACGCCCGGTTCAACTGGCAGCTCGCCGAGCAGTTCGACATCCCGACCGATACGACGATGATCTTCGCCAACGGCACGCCGAGTGCCTCCTCGATCACGTCCTCGCAAGCCTATCCGGTCTATTACGGCGACATCGTCGACAGTGCCCCGCTGACGGCAATCACCGACACCGGGACGGGTTCGCTCGGTCCCATCCTGTCGTCGGGCGGCGTGGCGGCGGTTGGCCCGTACGTCTTCATCTATGGTCATGACGGCATCGTGCGCTGGACGGTGCCGGCCAATCCGACCGACTGGTCGGGTGCCGGTTCGGGCGACGCCCGGCCGATTGGCGACAAGATCGTGCGCGCCTACCCGCTGCGCGGCCAGTCGGGCCCGGCCATCATCATGTGGTCGCTGTCGGCGATCATCATTGGCCAGTTCGTCGGGCCGCCGGATTTCTGGGACTTCACGACGGCCACGGTCAGCGCTTCCATCCTGTCATCGAATTCAATCGTCGAGCAGGACGGCATCTTCTACTGGCCGACGACGTCGGGCTTCTCGATGTTCAACGGCGTCGTTCGCGAGCTGCCCAACAGCGACAGCAAGCACTGGTTCTTCGACAACCTCAACTTCCAGCAGCGTCAGAAGGCTTTCACGTTCAAGGTCCCCAAGTGGTCGGAAATCTGGTTCTGCGCGCCGCTGTTCGGGGCGACCGAATGCAGTCACGCGCTGATCTGGAACTGGTCGGAGAAGTGCTGGTACGACACGGTGCTGCCCAATGGTGGCCGGTCGGCCGGCTTCTACGAATTCGTTTTCAACTATCCGGTCATGGCGGGGGTTGTGCCCAACGCCGATACCGGTGGCGGCACCTCGGTGTGGCAGCACGAGGTCGGCTACGACGAGGTGTCGGGCCAGATCGCCGTGCCCAAGGCGATCTACTCCTACTACCAGACCAACGAATTCAGCCTGTGCGAGCCGCAGCAGCCCGGCCAGCTCGGCATGGATCAGGCGTTGTCATGGTCGATCCTTGAGCCCGACTTCGAGCAGGTCGGCGACCTGATGTTCTCGGTGATCAGCCGGGCCAATGCGCGCGCCGCCGAGTCGACACTGGGTCCGCTCGTGATCTCCGAAGTGCCGGCGACGCCCAAGGACCAGCTCGTGAAGTTCAAGCACACCGGCCGGCTCACCAGTTTCCAGATCGAGAGCAACACGCTTGGCGGCTACTACTTCGCCGGGTCGCCGCTCATCCACAGCCAGCCCGGCGATGCGCGGAAGGAAGACTGATGGGGCTCAGGATCAGCGCGGATTTTCCGCGCACCATCCAGCGCACCCTGCCGCAGCCCGACTTCATGGACTGGGAGGACTGGGCGCAGACGGTGATTGGCTACAACAGCCGGCTCGGGCTGACCCGCCTGATGGACGAGAACCTGCCATGGGAAGAGTTCGCCGACTGGCTCTGCCTGTCGGTGCCGGAGGCACCGCGTGCCGCTGGATTTTCGGACTGGCGGGAGTGGGCGCACGCGCTGCGCAGGGCTCTCGCGCTTTGAGTCGTCAAGGAGTAACCTCGGTCCCCTGCTGACCACGGGTAGGCCCAGCTCAACTGCGGCTTTGAGGTAGCGGACCGACTGCACGGGGAGTCGTTTCGATGCCGCCTATGCCACCGCCTCAAGGAGCCTTATCTCAACTGCCCGGAGCGGGCGGTGGGCCGCCTGCTGGACCTCCCGCCGGCCCTCCCAAGCCGCCCGTAAAGCCCGGCAACGAGGGGCTGGTGAACCGGGTCCTCGGGCTGGTTTCGGGCGAGACCCAGCAGAAGCAGCGCATGGAACACCAGCAGGCGCTGGTCGAGGCCATGCACAAGGGGGCCCAGCAGGCGCTGCAGGGCGTCGTACAGGGCATGCACGAGAGTGTCGGCGCGGGCATCCCGTCGGCTGGAATCGGCGGCGGCGATCCGACGAGCGCGATCCGGGGGCTGATGTCGCAGGCCGGCGGCGCTCCACCTGCCGGTCCGCAGGGCGGCATGGCACGCGGTGGCTACCCCGACCTCATCGGCCTGCCGGAGCCGCAGGGCCTGCCGATCCGCGAACACTTCGCGCATGGCGGCATGGATTTCCTCGGGCCGCGCGACAAGGGCGACTTCGGCGGCGGCGGTCACGGCTTCCAGCCGCCCAATGGCGGCACCGGCCGCTCCGACAACATCGAGGCGCGGCTCAGTCCCAACGAGTACGTCATGGACGCCGAGACCGTGTCGGCGCTGGGCGACGGCTCGCCCGATGCCGGCGCGGCCAAGCTCGATAAATTTCGGGCGAATGTGCGCCGTCACAAAGGCAAGGCGCTGGCCAAGGGCAAGTTCTCGCCCGACGCGCACGAGCCCGAAAGCTACCTGTGATGGATCACATCATTCCCCTCAACGACTCGTGGAAGCTTTACAGCGACCTCAACCCCGCGATTGTCTGCGCCACGGTCGACCATCCGATGGATGTGTGGTCGCAGGTCTTCGGCTGGATCGACAAGGCGACCAACAACGAATGGTCGCTGATTGGCGCAAACGACGTCTTCAACGACCTGCTGCGCCACGCCATGACGCTGTGGACTATCCGCGACCACGGCAACCTCGTGGGAGCCTACGTCACCAAGGTCGAATGCGGCAGCAAGGGCAAGGCGCTCAACATCATCGCGCTCGGCGGCATCGGCATGGCGGACTGGATCGCCTCGTTCGACAGGGCCGTCTCGATCTACGCGCGCGAGCATCGCTGCGCCTACATCTTCGAGATGGGCCGGCCGGGTTGGCGGCGCGTGCTTGATCCGCTCGGCTGGTGGCGTGGCCCGGCCACCATGGTGAAGGTGCTGTAATGGGATTCTTATTTCAGGGCAGCGGCGGCACCCAGCAGGCGCAGCAGCAGAACGCCTCGTCCAACCAGTCGACGACTCAGTCGCCTGAGTACATGCAGTATGTGAACCAGATACTGCAGCAGGCGCAGGGTCTGGGCCAGACGCCGTATCAGGGCTACGACGTCAGCAAGATGTTCGCGCCCTTTACGGACGCGCAGAATCAGGCCTTCGGTCAAATCCAGCAGAACGCTTCGGGAGCCTACCAGCCGTACTACAACGCGGCATCGGGGGCGCTCGGTAATGTTGCGGGCTACAATCCGCAGACCAGTGCGCAGCCGGCGCTCGATCAGGCCGGCGCGGCGACGCGACCGTGGGATGCCGGGCAGGGCTTCCTGACGCAGTCGGCCGGCGCGTGGAACAACCCGCAAACCCAGTCGAGCTACATGGACCCCTACACGTCGGGGGCAATCGGTCGAGCCAATCAACTGACCGAACAGAATTTCGCCGAAAACACGATGCCGACCCTCAACTCCCAGTTCGTCAAGGGACAGGGCCAGCTCGGCCGGCAGAATTACCAGAACATGGTCGGCCGCGCGACGCGCGATCTCGGCAACACCGAGTCGGGCAACGCCATGACGATGGAGAATCAGGCGTACTGGAACGCCGCCAACCAGTTCAACACCGACCAGAGCCGCATGCAGAGCGCGGGCTCGCAGCTCGGCAGTCTGGCCAACACCAACATGGGGGCGCTCACCAACCTCGCCTCGACCAACGCCAACATCACGTCGGGCGCGATCAACTCCGGCATCGGCATGGCCGGCGCGTACTCGAACCTCGGCGGCGCGCTGTCGAACACCAACCTGATCAACAATCAGGCGCTGCTGGCGGCCGGCAACCAGCAGCAGCAGCAGAACCAGCTTCCGCTGACGGCGCAGTACCAGCAGTTCCAGCAGGCCCAGCAGTGGCCGTTCCAGATGGTCAACTTCATGAACGCCGCGCAGCGCGGCCTGACCATCCCGCAGTACCAGAGCGGCCAGCAGTCCTCGACCTCGGGCGTCACCGGCTCGTCGACCTCGAACCCGTCGATTGCCGGCGACATCTTCGGCACCTTGGGCGCGATCAACACGCTCGGTTCGTCGACCGACGCCTCGGGCAAGACGACCGGCGGCATCCCGAACATCTACAACGCGGTCACCGGGCCCAGCACGTCAGGCCAGCAGTACGGCCCGCCCGCGCCGCAGCAGCAGACGGCCGCGCGCGGTGGCCGCATCCGGGGCTACGCGCAGGGCGGGCCGGCATTCGGTCCCATCGTTTCGCCGACCATGGGCGGGGCATCGCGGCCGAGGGTTCCCAGCATCGGTGCGCTGGGCAAGGTCGGCATCAGCGGCCTGATGGGCCGACGCGGCACGCAGGGCGCGCAGCGCAAGTTCGACGTCGGCGGGTCGGTGCCGGTCAAGCGCGGCATCATGTCGAGGAAGAAGCCGCCCGCGCCGCAGGGCATGGGCCCGCCGGGCGGTATGCCGATGCCGCCGATGGGTGCGCCGGGTGGTCTGCCGTTGCCGCCGGCCGCCGGCCGTGGCGCGCTGGGTGGTCTGCCGCCGCCGGGACCTCCGGGTGGCATCCCGATGCCGCCGCGTGGTGGGCCGCCGCCCGGTGCCCTGAGCGCGATGAGGTAGCGTCATGACCGACACCACCATCACCATCCCGCCGTCGGAAGACACCGATCCGAACGCAGTCGCCGGCCTGCTCAAGGATTATCGTGGTGCGCTCTCCAAGACGCGCGAGCAGATCGCCGGGGTGCAGGCCAATCGCGGTGACGTGACCCAGCGCAACCTCGCCGCCATCGACGAGGCGATCCAAGGCCTCAAGGCGTCACGCCAGACCGGCCCCATAGCCTTCGATCCGGCGGTGAGTGCCGCGATGTCGGCGGGCTTCCTCAAAACGACTCCGGGCGTCGCCGGCAACTTCATGTCCGAGCTGGGCAGCGCCATGGGCAACGCCGCGCCGGTCATCGGCAATCTGGAGAAAAACAACCGCGACTCGTTCGCCATCCTTGCCGACCTGCAGCGCAAGCGCGGCGAGTTCGAGGCCGAGCCGCTCAAGGAGCGCGAGGCCAACCTGCAGAAGACGTCCGACCAGACGCTTAAGATGATCGAGCAGCTCGAAGCGGCCGGCGTCAAGTCGCCGCGTCCGACGGTCAATCCGAACAACGGCGACGTCATCTATCCTAACGCTTTCGGTCCGGGCAAGTACGGCATCGTCCGGCAGACCGATCCAAACACCATGTACGAGGTCGGCGGCACCGGTAACAAGCCGGTCGGCAGCGGAACGGCCACACAGAAACCGCAGGGGGGTCCGGTGCCTACGGAACCGGCGGAGCTGACGGCTTATCTGCAGAAGACCGTCGACCCGGAAATCGATCCCAACAAGATGGTCAACAAGAACATCGACTGGGCCAAGCTGGCCGAGATCGCTTCGCAGAATCCGCAGTATGCCCTCAAGCTGTGGAAGGTCATGAATTACGAGCTTGATCCAAAGGCAATCACCGATCAGCGCCGCACCAAGCAGGGCATGAACACCATCTTGGACGACGCGATGGCCATCGACCGCAGCTTCAACTACGGCGAATACGGCAATATCAACGACAACAAGAAGTCGTGGGGTGGTGATCACAAGAATGCGCAGACCGTGACGTCGCTGCGCACCAGCATGAACCACATCGGCGAGATGATGCCCGCCATCGCCGCCCTCGACAACGGTGATTACAGCCTGCTCAACCGGGTCAAGAACACGATTGCCGGAAGCACGGGCGGCACCGAAATCGCCGAGTTCGAGACCGCTAAGAAGTTCATCGGCGACGAGCTGGCGAAGTATCTCAGCGGCGGTCAGGTGGCGCAGGCCTCGAAGGATGAGATCGCCAGTCTGTTCGACAGCGCCAAGGGTCCGGGCGCGCTGCAGTCTATTGTCAAGAAGGCCATCAAGCTGTTGGAAGGCAAGGGTGTCTCGCTGGCGGAATCGAAGACCATCGACTACGGCAACCGTCGGATTCACACTATTGATGATCTGCTGGGCAAGAATTCCAAAGACGTACTCGACAAGGTGAGCAGCACCGACATCACCACGCCCGAAGGTAAGGAGGCGTGGGGCATCAAGCCGAAGCTGCCTGAGCGCGATCCCGGCAAGGTGTGGAACGGTCCTGATGGTAAGCCGCTGGTGCCGCATCAGAGCAGGGCGGGCGACCTCACCTATCAGGGCGGCGATCCCAAAGACAAACGCAACTGGGCGAAGGAATAATGGCCGAGCCTGTCAAGCAGCCGTGGGAGCTGGACTACACGCCGGTTCCGGGTACCGGCGCGGGAACACCAGCCGCGCCGCCGCCTGCGCCGGCCAAGCAGCCATGGGAGCTGGAGTACAAGCCGCAGGCGCAAATCTACGAACCCAACGAGGTGCTGCCGGCGGCCGGTGCGTCGATCAGGAAGACCGGTGCCGGCATCATTCCCGCCGTCACCAAGGCCGGCGAAGCTGCGGTGAAGGACCCCGGCGGCACTGCCAGTTCGGTAGGTTTGGACATCTTCAACATCATCAAGACGCTGGCGAGCGCGGCGGCAACGCCCGTCACCAATCCGATCTACAGCGGACTGCACATGTTTGCGCCGGAGGCCGCCGAGTCGTTCAAGCGCAACGCCATCGATCCCGGCACCAACATGACGAGGAGCCTGCTCGACGATCTGCAGGACAAGTACGGCAACTTCCTCGGCGGCAAGGACAAGCCGTGGGGCTGGACCCCCAAGGAAGGCATCCAGAATCTTGGTCGCACCATCGCCGAGCGGCCGATCAGTTTCGGCACCGACGTCGTGACGACGGCAGTGCCGGCGCTCAAGGGGGCCAAGGCGGGGCTCGAAGCCGGAGCCACGACGGTCGGCAAGGCGGTCGGGATCATTCCCAAGGCCGTCGAGGCGGCCGACGCGGCGGCGGCGACGCAGCGCCTGACCGACCTCGGCATCAAGACCAGCCACCTGACGCCCGACATGATCGAACGACTCAGGCTCAAGGGCAACGAAGTCGGGTGGGACAAGGAGGCGATGCAGCGGGAGTACACGCACACGTTGTTCGATGAGACCGGATCGAAGCCGACCGAGAGCATGGCGACCAAGGACCTCAACAAGCGCAAGCTGGAAGACAACATGCGCGAGGGCGTTCACGGCGAGCGCGCGGCGGAATTCATTAACGACGCCGACATGGAGCGCCGCGCCGCCCTTGAGGCGTCAGGCACCAAGGTGCGCGAGGAGCTGACCGGCACCTCGACCCAACTGACGCCCAAGCAGGTAGGCGAAACGCTGACCGAGCGCTACAACATCGCCCGCGATGCCGCCAAGGACAAGGTCAAGGGGGCCTACGAGAAGGCCTTCGATCCGGCGGCGCAGAAGGCGGCCGGGGTTCCTGAATTCGTTCCGGAAAACGACGTGCGCAGCGTGGCCAGCAACGCGCACAGCAAGATGCTGGGCAACGGATTTGTCGCGACGCCGGAGACCGCGCCCAACGCGGCACGGGCGATGAAGGACTTGGAGGAGTTCGCCAAGACCGGGCGTCTCCCCAGTGGGGCGATTCCGGGCGAGGTCGTGCCTCCCGGTGGCGCAGCCGGGACGTCGTGGCAGTCGGTCGATCTGATGCGCAAGTACCTCAATGGCTTGCGCGAGTCGGCACGCGCCAACGGCACCGATCTCTACGCCATGCGTCAGGTGCTGGATGCATTCGACGAGACGATGGGCAAGGGCAACGTCCTGCTCAACGACGCGCGCAAGATGCACAGCGACCGGGTCAGAACGTTCGAGCCTGACCGGGCCAAGGCGACCAGTCTCAACGCCGCGCTCAAGGTGATGCAGAACGAAGGCGAGAGCGGCCTTGCCCAGTTCAACAAGGTATTTGGCTCGGCCTTCAAGAGCGGCGAAGCCGAGCCGGCCATTGCCCGCCTGAAGACCATATTCGCCAACGACCCCGACGCGATGGCGGCGATGAGGGAAGGCGCGCTGCAGAACCTGTTTGAGGGCAAGACCTACGATCCGCTGTCGCCCAAGATTTCCGCCAACGCCATCAAGGCGGCGCTCAACGGACCGCAGGGAGACATCTACCGGTCGCTGTTCACGCCGGAGCAGATTGCCCGGTTGGAGCGTCATCAGGAGGTGCTGAACACTGTCGGGGACTACACCAAGCCGACCAACCCGCCGCGTTCCGGTCAAGTCGAGCTGACGGGGCAGCGCACCAAGGATTTCGAGAAAAAGGGCAGCAGCCGGGTCGCGGCGGTTACCGATACGATAGGCAGCCTGCTCGGTTCCATCGCGGGCGGCATCGCCGGCCACGGGGCGGGGCCCATGGGCACGGCCGGAGGAATCGGCGGCGGCATGACACTGGGCGGCATGGGCACGCACTACGGGCCGGGCCGGCTGTTCAACGAGTGGCTGGGCCCCAAGGTGGGGCGCAGGATGCAGTCGGCCGCCGACGCCGAGGAGGCGGCGCGCGCGCAGTCCCTGATCAATCCGCCGCTGCCCGCCGCGCCACGCGGGCCGCCCGTCAACTACACGCCGTGGCCGGTCAAGGCCGGCGCGCTGTCCAACGTGCTGTCCAACGTGCCGCCTGACCAGCGCGCGGCCGGCGGCTACCTGCGCACGGTGAGGTGAGCGATGGCCTACGATCCCTCCGAGCTGGTGCGCGCCTACCTCGCGCAGGCGACCGGGGCCGGTGCAGGAGCCCTGCCGGTGCCCGAAGGCATGGG